CATTGTATAGTCTCTAAATAGAGAATCTGTAATAACTTCTGTATAGTATCTTATTTCTTGATAAGATCCTGTAAATGGTCTATATTTACCTATATTATTTCTAGAGTCAGATGGGAAATATGAAGTAGTACCAGCGTTCCAAGTTGAATTACTAGTGTTTACTGAAGATGAAGCTATAAATCCTATAGTAGAACCATCATTACCATTGTAAATGTTATTAGCTGCATAAAGTGTAAAATTAGCAGAACCATTTGAATGATCTACTGTTACACCAACTGACCACCAATCTCCATCAAAGAATGGTAAATAAACACTTGCTGAATCTGATCCTATAATAAGTTTTAGATTAGCATATTCGTTATAAGGATTAGCTATTGATCCACTATATGAACCTGAAGCATATCCTGATCCTGTATATTCTAATACTATTTTAGTTAGGCTGCCATCATCTAAACTCCATAATGATTGATTAACAAATGATAAAGCTGAATTTAATCCTGGGGTTTTGAATCTAAATTCGAGTGATTTAGCAGGAGTTACCCCCCAATCACTATTTAAAGCCCATTCGGTTTGGATCCAACCATTAGTTCTAGTGTCAAACTTATAGTTATATCTCTGCTTATAGTAATCCCAATCGTTTGATTCATCTTTATCTTTACCACCAAATTCAGCTACTCTTAAAATTGTACTTGGAATACCATAAACTGTAATAAGATCTTGAATACCAACTGTTGTACCTTTTTTCTTTAGAAGAAGTGGTAGGTTGTGGTATAATCTCTTATATGTTCCTTTTTCAATGTCTTCTAAAGGAACGGCCCCATTTGAAGCAGAGATAGATGAATTAATGTACTCAAATCCTGTTGGGGTAGGTAAGGAACCTGTCATGTAAGGGAATGGAAAATCACTTCCTGAAGGAGTAACCCCTAATAGAGCAGTATATAAATCAGCTGAACCAAAACTACTTTGGTAGATTTTTAAACCGAGATCTCTTAAGACGTCTGCTACAATATCTTTAGAAACACCATATTGTAAACGGTTATCAGCATTCCATTTTTCAGTTACATCTTGATAATAGATCCAAATGTTATCAAACATTTCACCTAACATCTCAATAAACAATTCGTATTGAGCATTCGCTTCATCTTCCCTTAAATACGCTGGGATAGCGTTGATTAACGCATTGTTATTATTTTCGTCGTAATCGGCCGCTACTAAAGATTGACTTTGTATAAACGTTAATCCTGCAACCGAGTCAGTAGTAGCATTGTTGTAGGGGTAAACTGAATTGGTTTTAGGCCATGCTGTTGAACCTGAAGAATAGTAAAGATAATAATCATAACCATCAAATGTAGTTATAATTTCATTAATTTTTTCCTCCCAAATATTTTTACTAGTAACAACCTGAGCACTAGAACCCGCTAAGTTAGATAAACTAGCACTGTAACTGTATTCTTCAATTAATTGGAGTTTATAATAGAAATTTTCTAAACGAGTTAACGCTGAAGAAAAATATATAAAATTACTATAATCAGAGTAATCAATATTAATTTCAACCCCACGTTCAGCTAAAATACTGTTAACTTGATATTGTAGATTGTTAGGGCCTGCAGCATAAGTTGAAGATGATAAAGTATCATAATTAGTATACGCTGTGGAGTTATTTATCTGGTCTTTAACATTAAGGTTTAAGTTAGGACCTTTTAAATAAGTTAAATCACTTAGTGGTTCAAATATCTCAACAATATTAATGTTATAAGCAATAGGTTGAGCTACTTGAGTGACAATCCAACATTCATCCTTTAAAGTAAAGTTTATAGGAAGAGGTTCATATAACTTAATTAGAACAGTTGGGTCATTTGGGTTGGTAGTATCTAACAGAATATTGTTAGCAATTACTAATTGATTTTCTCCAAAGTTAAGGTAAAAGTCAAAATATGTAAGTGGGCTATTTTGGATTTTAGTAGCTAAAGCATTAACCCCATTTATTACATTAGCATTAAGAATCTGAGTAGTGTTAAGCCTAATTTCAGTTCTATCTGGGGAGATAGTCTCAATGTAGTATTGGTTAAAGATAGAACTAGAAGCCTCATTATTGAGGAATGTATATAAAGTATTATACTCACCTATAGTAAATCCTACTCGCTCAAGATCTCTTTGAGGATCAAGATAAACCTGACCATTTATAAAACTCCATCCACTAAACCCAGCTTCATTAGAGTAAATTATTTCATTATTTAAATTATAAATAAAATATGAAACATAATTTTGTAAAGGATCAAAAGTAGATTGTACAGTACTATTAGTTATAAGATTATCATCTTGAATTGAGTAGTCCTGCAATTCAAAAAAGTTACTTGGAATATTATTTATAGTTACTGTATTAGCCATTACTTGTATTTTGGACTGTGGTAAACAATTGTTGTTGTAATTCTAAATTTTCTTGTCTTAACTCTGTTATTTCATTAATTAGCGCTTGAATTTCATCATTTACTATATTTGAAGTACCAATGTATTCTTGGCTAGTCTTGATAAGATACTCATGAGAATTTATTTCTCCAAATTTAGGTATATCAAAAAATAATTGATTATAATAATCAAAGAATTGGTCTACTGAAGGTAAAGCAGAATCAGTAGTAGTTGTAGTAGGTTGAACAAGTTGGGTAAATGAAGTATCAATTACCTTTTGGTATTGATTCTTATCATAGACTTGTTTAGTTAAAGTTACCTGTTGAGCCATTATCCATTAATAACCTTAAAGTTATAATTACTATCTATCACCTGAGTTGTTCCTCCAATAGTAGTTTGAATTAGGATTGTATAATATCTCTCAGGTTGTAGACCATTCATATACACTGTGAAAAGACTAGAAGTAGTATCAGCACTTAATTTAGTATAAGTTGAATCAAAATCTATAACATACTCATTTGTATCTAAATCCTTAATAGCCCAATATGAGGCTGTAGGTAAGTAATAGTTTTGAGTATAGATAGAGGCTGTTTGAAAAACAATAGGTGGATATTGAGGACGACAATCTACTCTAAATTCTTGAACACTTTGGCTATAGAAAAATCCATTATTATTTGCTATAGAAAGATAAGCTTGAGGGGTTGTTAATAATGGTATATTAGATGAAGTATTATAAGTAAAATCATTCCATTTAAAATCTATACATGGAGGATAGATTGTATGAGTGTCCATTGAGTAGTACTGTAGGACAGGTTGTACATTTAAATTTTGATTAAATTCTATAATATCTTCCCACTTTACTATAAATCCATCATTAGATATAGTACCACTATACCAAGTGTCAATAAAATCAGTGACAGATACTTTTAAGTCTTTATCTGAATTATAAGTAAATTCTTGATTTGCTGATGGGGTGCCATACCAGTTACCTCCTCCATAATTAGACCCAGAGTATGAAGCTGTAACATTGGGATTTGCAGATGATGTAGCCCATGCTATCCCACCTTCAAAAGTTCTCCACTGCCAGCTTGTACCATTAGTTACTATAGGTTGGTCCAAATATTTCCCAGTACCCATACCCCAAGATCCAGAGACTGGGTAAACTTCTAAATAAGAGTCTATATTGATACCTTGAGCAGTAGCTATGAAACATCTTAAATCAGCATCCCATTGAGCCCCATCTGCTAAATTATTAACAGCATTATTAAGTTGTTCTTGATTAAATTTAATTAAATATCTAGCTACTTGAGCGTTACTACTAATTGAAAAATTTAAATTTGAAATATCTAAGATTTCATCAATACCAGTATTCATTGTTGGGAACAACGAATATATAGTAGCGTCTTTTTCTGGGAAAATTTTATATACAGCCATTGTCTTATAAGTTTACTACTCTACCTTGAATATCAGTATTAGGATATTTTACTTCAAAAATCATAGGATCTATTGATGGATAAACTACATTATTAACTGTAGCTCCGGGAATGTCATAAGCAAACTCAGAGTATCCTAAATTAACACCTACTTTATTTGATATTGTAATATTTTTAACAGTTTGCACTCCTTCAATTTCATCCAGGATAACATATAAATCTCTCAGAATAATAGGTTCATTAATCTGCCAGTTCTTAATAGCAAAAAAATCTTGCATAGCCAAAATACATCTAGTTAGTACTTCATTTGAGTTGAAGTTTGGAAGTACTATAATATCAAAATTAACCCCGATATTAATAATAAATGCGTCTTTAATATTGATTGAATCATTTACCATTCTATATTGAGAAAGGTAAGTAGATAGATTTTGTTTAAGAGCTACTGAGGCTGTTCTTAGTTTACTATTAATATCAAAAGAAAGAACATACAAATCAAGTACAGAAGCTGCAGCTCCGGATTGTACTGATTGAGCTTTTGTAGGTTCTATATAGGCTTTAGCTATTACTCCAAATTTAGAAGGTATTGAAAGTGCTCTTACTAAATAATCATCTTGAGTTACGTTACGCAATTGAGTTGCAAAGTTTGCTGAAGCATTTTGTCTAATCTCTTCAGCTGTGTCTCCATCACCACCCCCATCAGCTGCTGCTAAATTGTTAACAGCTAAAGTTCCAAATATATAATTGGCTGTATTAGTATTTAAATTATTATTTAAAAATTGGGGAGTACCGCTTGTAATTGACGTAATTGTATTAGCTGGTACATTGGCTGAGACTCCTCCACCTGTTAAGTATCTAACAGTTAAAGTGGTATTTGATGGGGCTATACCATATGTTTTAGTAAATACAAAGTTTGAAGGAGCAAATGCTGTTGTTAATTTATCAATCTCAAACGGTAAACCTAAACCAACATTATCTGGGTTAGGTAAAATTTCCTCATCAGTATCAGCTGAGGTTCCAGCTCCGAATTGTAGTTGGAGAGTAGTACTGTTTAAGAAACGAGTTGTAAATCTTCTTTGTACTTGTTTTAATTGTAAAAGGAATGGGGTATCACCTTGGTACTGTGATAGGTTAGGATCATTTACATTAGTATTCTTGATAGAGTCAAAAACAGTATCTTGAGCTAAATAATCTACTTCATACCAGACATTTCCATTACTATCTACTATATCTAAAATACCTACTATGTTAGGTGAATTTATTTCTACTGTAGCAAACTGTTGAGGAGCCCCAAATGAGAATGAGGTAGTATTAATAGTAGAGGATATAGCTTTACGAACTTTTCTTAATAAGAAATAGTCCACTACTAAACCTCCACTTGATACTTGATAAACTGTTACTTCTGTAGGGTCACCTGAAGATGAAACACTAAAATCAACTGGGTCTTCTATAATAAAAGAGACACTATTAGGAGGTGTAGAAGATATTACAGTATTAGCTGGTATTGATAAAGCATAGCTAAAGTCTGGAGATTGAGATCCTATAAATCCTGTTGCTGGGACTTGTTGGTAAAATTCAATATCAACTGTAGCAACTTGAGTTACATTTGGTTTATAACCAAACATATAAGCTAACTCATATAAATTATTTGTTTGACGGGCATACTGTAAGTATGTCTCTTGGATTTGGTTATCCAAATAGAAAGACATAATATCACCTACATAAGCTGCCATTTCCATAAACATCATACCTGGTGATGCTGGAGAAAAGTCATTGTAGGTTGTAGGGAAATAAGTACGAGCGTAGTTAATTAAACTCGCTCTTAACTCGGTAAAATCCTTGTTTATATACTGTATGTTACGTCTTACGGCCATTAGTTGAATGCTATTTGAATTTCGTCTGATATAGCGGTATCTATAACATTGTAAGTTAAGGATACTGTTATAGTATTAGTGTCTGGGTCTTGAAATATATCTAAACTAGCTACAAGTACATTAGGAAAAAAACGAGATAGTTGTGATTGAATATTCTCTTTAAGACCATCTAAATTACCAGTAGTAATTTGTTCAAAAATAAAAGCTCTTAAACCTGAGCCAAATGTAGGGTTAAGATATCTTTCGGGTGGGTTAGTTAGAAAAAAATTTATAAGATTATTTCTTATAGCGTCTTTTGTGGTATAGGTAGAATAAAAAACACCTGGAGCATTAAAAGGAATAGCAACACCAACAGCTGTTCCTGGTTTGGTATCAATTGGAAATATCTTTTGTGCTCCAAATGCCATTACTTACCTCCTTTCATTAATCCCATAATCATATCTAAACCAACATTACCTGCTGGTAAATCACTACCAGGCATAGCACCTGAAGGTACTTGCATTGTAGTTTGATTCATACCCATTCCTCTAGCATCCATTGAGTTAAATGAAAGAGTATCTTGTCCTCTTCTCATATCGCCCATAATACTTTCCATCATAGCTCTTTTATCAGTTGCTGATGTAGTACTTGGTTGAGGTTGAATTGGTTGAGTATATGATTCAACCACTTGTGTTTTAGGTGCACGAACTGCTTCCAAAAGGATATCTTTTAGTTCCTCTTGGATAGCTTCTCTAACTGCGTCTTTGATAAATGATTTTAATTCACTTGGTTTCATCTGTTATAAATATTGAATTTAGTAGGCTTTTAAATTGTCTCTGTCAATAATTAATTTAAGTTCATCAATTAATGTTCGATCGTTAGTTGTAAACGATAGAGGTGTCTCTATTAAAGGAATACCGGATTGATTAAATGCAACTGCTTTTCTACGAGTAACAGTAGAGCTGAAAGGTACTTCTTCTATTTTGAATATAAAACCTTGATAAGTTGAATTATCTACAGATTGTTGATTATCTGTTAATATTTTTTGAAGATTATCACTTACAGGATTTAGAGTTTGGTTTGGTTGTAAACATAATGAAAGTGCCGCGTCTAAAGAATTTAAAATAGTCACTACATTTTTTACAAAAGAAGATACTATATTTAAAGCAATTGCTAAAGTATCTAGGTCTTGTTTTCTTTTAACTAATTTAGATTCACCTAAAGAATTATAAGTTAAATTATCTGTTAAATCACCTAAATCACTTAAAAGAGCAGTAACAAAACCGGGTGCTGTGGGTAAAATTTTTACTCCACCTGAAGCTGTGGTTTTAGTTAATTTCAACCCAGTTATAGTAGATAAAGCAACATCAAAAGCAACACTAACTCCAGTATATGTAAAAATTACAGTATCTAAAAATGTACTAAATTTATTTAGAAACTCTACAATATTGTTTCGTTTGTCTATAATATTTTGTAGTGTTTGAGGATCTGGGCAAGTGCCGTCTGTTGGGATTTGTTTTAGTAAATTTTCTAAAGGTAATTTAATTAAATTCTCGTTATCTGATGTTTTTTTAATTAATAGTAAAGACAATTTTACTAAAGCTGATTTAGGATCAGAGATAGCATTTTGTATAGAAGTTATATCAATCCCAGCCATTACAGAGTTTTACTTATATTCGATTTAGTTGTAGTCTCTAATTGAACCTTTAAGGTAGTTAAATAAGTTATAAACTGACCAGCTGCTGATGCAACTGTAGAAACTGGGATATTTGTTAAAGTTGCACTTAAAAGAGATAATTGGTCTACTAATTGAGTTAAAAGAGTTATAGTAGTATCACCGTAAAGTAATGGTTGTACCGCATTAGCCCCACCTAATAACACGCTATTGGATTGAATCACTGACTGTGGTGAGTCAACATTGAAACTGTTTAAAGCATTGATATTTACAGTCAG